GTACATGTCCTCAGTAAAGCCAATGGTTTCTGCAAAGTCCATAAGTTCTTTCTGGATAGGCTGGTCTTTGTCAAATATACCTGGAGCAACTTTCTCCATAGCTTCGGCTGATGCGTTAAGTACCGCTTCGTACTCTACGGCAAACTCTTCTTGTTGACGGGCTTGTTCAGTGGCCGCCCTTTTAGAAGCCTCATATGCTGCAAGCTTTCGTTGGTAAATAATAGCTTGAGCGGGGTTATCGTCTGCCAATTCCTCAAATTGATCATCGGTAAGGACTTCAAAATCCTCTGCAACCTCAGTCTCGGTTTGTATAGGCTCTGCCTTTCTCGCGAGCTGATTTTGTACGTCTTGAAGTTTTTCTTTTAAGTACCGAATTTCTCCCCGGGCCTCATGTACAGCAGCGAGTGGTACAAATCCTTTAGGAGTTTTTTCAGCCTGCGGCTCGGAGTTGGCCGTAGTTTCCTCCGTGGCTTCAGTGTCTTCCTTAGGTTTGTCTTCTTCTGCCAACCCGGTTTTTGTTTCCTTAGCAGTTTCGTCGGGCTTATCGGCTTCTGGTTCTTTGACCAGGTCCTCGCCTCTTAATTCTGCTTCTGAAAACGATGTGATACCTTGAGACGCCATCAGCATATCAGATTCAGATAGCTGAGTGGTCGATTCTATTGACTCTGTTGACTCTGTTGAATCTGTTGATACTACTGTTGCTCCGTTCATAATAAGCTCCGTTTTACGTCTCTTAGACGATTGTTAAATTTCGTAGGATACGCCTACGTCGACTAAATGCCAGCCCCCGGTGCGTGGGGGAAAATTAAATCAAAATTTTTCTTATACGCGTCGTCGTTCAAACTGTGCCGATCACGATTAAATCTATAGTCTCTTCCATTAGGAATTTCGCGGTGAGACTTAAAATACTTTTCCTCAAACTTTTCAAATTTACGCTCTTCTTGTTCTGTCATTTTGTAGCTCCTACATTTTTATTTGGTCCTTTGGGCTCTGGATTTTACTATGTGATTGCGCAGACCTTGTAGGCCCTTCTTGTTTATTGTTCCGCGCCATTTGCATAGCTTGAGTTCCTAAAGCCCAGCCTTTTTGATCGATGTCTTGCTTAGCTATTGCTACTTTCTGAAGTTCCACTTGAGTTTCAGCTTTAATCTTCTCAATCTCAGCTTGCTCTTTGGCCTTAGCTAAGAGAGCCATTTCGTTCTGATCATTTTGCTCTTGCTGTGCCTGTGTAGCTTTAGCTTCGGCCTCTTGTTGCTCTTGGGCTTCGCGCTCCTGAGTAGACATGGTAGAATCGTAGTTACCCATACCAGTAGCTTTACGAATCTGAGAGAGCAGTTGATCTTTATTTGGTACGTCGCTAAGTTCAAGCGCAAGGTTAATGAGAGGACCAATTGCTTCTGCAGGCGCTTTATTAACCGCAGCAAAAATGGTGTCCATATTCTTTTCACGCATAGTGTCAGTCATCGGTGCTTCACTAACAACTAAATCAAATTTAGCTTCTGTAATATTATTTCTAATCCGTACTTGGGTGCCCTCAACAAAACGCTCGTTAAGCGCAACAAATTTTTCAGCACCAGTCACTCGATCAGTAACACGTAAAACTTTTTCATCTGTCCAGGTGTTTTGGATAAGAGACATGAGTTTTTCACCCAGAATCTTGTCAGACATTTTTGCATTGTCCAGGAGAGAAGCTGTAATCGTTGCAGCAGTAGCTTGCTGACTTTCCATCATCCCTGTAGATCTAACATTAGCCCTAGGAACTACGTCATTTGAACCAGCTACTTCCTGTATCTCACGCTCAGACGCCTCAAGCATAGACATTTGAGCAGGAGCTAGCTGTCCCATCTCTTCTATCTTGATACGATCCATCTTACCTTTACGCATAACAATAAAGCCATCTTGACGATTTGCTTCTGTATACGTCTTATTTGGATCTGCCGACGCTTCTTCCTCTGTGGTAACACGACGTGAAGATAAGAGAGATAACGCCATTGACCGGCGTTTATTTACTTCTGAATCTTGTTCTTTAATTTGTCTTGGTATACCAAATGGAAAATCAAATCGATCGAGATAGCCTACATAAGGTACATATGGAAAATCATCGTGCGCGTATGGTGAAGGCACGTCTTGTAAAGATAAGTTGCCCACAAATGTGGCCGCCCGCATTCTACGTATATTTGCTGTAAGAACTTCAGTTGCCTGCTGTATGACTTGGTATTCTTCTTGCGGACTTGCTAAGGTATCAAGGTCTATAACAGATCCGTTCTGCATTTTGGCAAAGAAACCTTTATCAAAAACTGTATACCACATTTCAATTGGACGTACCCGTTTCCGTTCAGTGTTTACCCAGGAAGTACTTCCAAGAAAACGCTTCATATCTTCAATCTGGGTACCTTCATCTAAAACATCAGGTACAAAAGTATCGGTACTTAAGACTCTAAATTCTTCAGTAAGCTCCTTTTCTTTCTCTGGAAATAAAGCTACTAAACTAGTTAAGTCAGTCCATTCTGCTGTAAATGCGTATCGACAACTTTCTTTTAATAACCAAGGAGAGGCGTAGGGGTCCCACCAAAATGAGTACCAATTAATAGGGTAAAAATGGACTTTTTCTTTACGTGGGTCTGGATTAAATCCTGTACCTAAACAGCCTATTCCAGCAGTAGTTAAATGCTCAAATGCTTTTTTCTTGTGCAAATTTCCATTACATTGGTCACCGACGTAAGTGATTGCTTCGGACATTACTTGTCCAAGTTCATTATCGTCTTTGGTGCGACCTTTTGCTATAGTCATCGGCAAATTATTAAGGTAATGCCCTTGCAAAAGGTTCAGTATTGGAAATATTCTATTTATAGTAAGGGCGCGTATACCCTTCTTCTCCAGCCTAGCTAAGTCTGCTGCGGTCCACTGCTTACCATCCCGGAAGGAGTAATCTTCCCAGCTCTCCGCGCGCCAACCTGAATGAGCGAGTTGTGCCTCTCCACTCCATTGAATAAGTTGAGTTAACGGTAAGGGCGTTCCAGTTTTAGTAGGCATAATTAATAGTTGTAGCTATCGTCTCTTTGGAATTTAACTGCTGGAATTGAGTCACCTTTGATATACATACAAAGATACTGGAGAGCATCATGAGGATGCGAGTACATATTCTTAGTTGCTCTGTCAGAGAACCTTTTTTCACCAGGGATCTGCAAAAGCCTAAAGTTATATCCAGAATTAAAACCCTTTCTTAGGACTTTGCACCTCGGATGCATACGGAATCCTGGGTGTCCTTCAATAAGCCTCTGGAGGGGCTCGCGTACGGCTTCCCATCTGATATCCGGATCGTTTGTGTTTGCTTCTTCAACATCAAATCCAAGTTCAGAGAGCACTTTGAATACTGTTTCTTCATCTGTGTCAGACCTCTTATTACCCGCGGGGTCACCTACCAAACGCAACTTGTATCCTCGGTACTCTTTATTAAGTAAAGGTTTCAATGCGTGCTTGACAAACTGCTTAATACCCATACCATCAGCTACTAACTCATGCAGAATGTGAACAGCACCTTGAATAGACTCTTGTCCAATAATAGCAGAAGGAGTCAGGCCAAAGTCTAGTCCTATAATAAGATCAAGGCCCTCAATAACTTCAACAGTTGGATCGATATGCAGCGCGTCATTCCATTGTTCCTTGTAGATAGGTTTCCCTTCTGACACAGTTCCATAGGAGTTGGCTAAGTTCACATCAATCCATGAGTCGTCTTTACCTTGCATTCCTTTAATGTAGTACCCTTCTGGTAAATTATTCACGTTCTCAGCTAGCGGATTCTCGATCCATCGACCAGTCCACTTTAAAGTGGGCTCACCATGCACACCAGCTTCTTCAACCATCTCTTTCATCACCCCGCCGGGCTGAACGAAGAATTCCCAGTCTTCTGGTTTGGTAATCTCCGCCATCTCGTACAGCCAGTGGTCCTCGTCGGGTGAGTTATAGTCCCCAATCATGCCATGCCAAGTCGGCCCGCCATCCATTGCCGACGGATAGCGACCATGCCGCATATCGCTCATATCTATAACTTCTTTAGGGAGCTCTTTAGTTTCATTCAACCAGAATGCGGTAACCTGAGCTCCTCGTAACTTTTTGATTGCTTGAGGTCTGTCCAGTGCTATAAATACTATTTCACTTTCAACGATTGTCTTATCGGGTAATCTAAATCTTAGTCTATGTGTAGGAGGATGCATACCCCCAGCTGTGTAAGAGCCAAGTGGCCCAAACAGCTCTATCCAGTCTTTTATAGTTGTTGTATTAAGATCAGAATACGTATTCCTTATAGCGTAAATTCTAGTCTTCCTTAAGCGCTGCTGATTAGGCGCCTGGTTACACATAACCCTAAAGATCTTTTCACAGCTACCAAAAGTTTTACCCGATCCAAGCGGCCCTCGAATCATGACAACTCTTTTCTTAGAGGTCATATAAGCGTCTAAGATTGGGCCTTGTGGCTTGGTTAAAAGTTTGAATTTAATTTTAGGGCCTCTATTGTCACTCTATTGTGCGGAGAACGCGTAGGAGGGAGCGTGGTCCCCGCACGCAAGAGCTTTAAGCAGTTTCACGGCCAGTTAAATCTCGAATTATAACCGTGGGTAGCCCGTCTTCGTTTTGCCCAATAGAGAGTTGCTGCCCACTTTTTCCAGAAGGCAATAAGTTTTTAAACATACTTGATAACTGCGCGAGTTCTTGGGCTGTCGCAACAGAGTCTATTATATCTTTTGCTTTCGTTATTAATGAAGATTCAAAAGTTGCGTACTTATGGGTAAGGTAAACTTCTTTGGCCAGATTGTATACGCGCAATCGGATTTGCGTGTCTCTAATGTACTGTTGCGCGCCTTCTTCTAAGACTGAGGCTTCTTCATCCATTTGTGCTTCAGAAATGACATCAAATGGAGGGGCCGGGCTGTTAAAGATTATGTCGCCCTGAAGCTGTTCGGGCCACCATTGTGTCCAGTTGTTGTTACGAGCTTCTGTATCCAGGAGAGATTTGGGCACGGATATTTCTTGAGCCAACTGCTCCAATGGTATGTTGAGAATCTCATACTGAAGTTTAAGTAACTGGATGTCAATCATCATGGATTTTGTAAAGTATAAATTAGACTATATTCTTCAACCCTATATTTATTATAAACTACTGGATGATGAATGTACATATGTACTTTTTAAGTAAATAACGTATTTTCACTAGCATAAAATAGCTGTATAAAGGGCGAGAAGCTGTCTAATTAGCTCGAGTTAAGCTCTAATTTTGTTTAGAATACGAAATAAGTAGGATAAGGTAGCCTAATTGAGTGAAGCCTAATTAGAGTGAATATGAATATACGTACATAGTTAGTAAGTTATCAGCACTACTTACAAAGTATGTTTGACGTTGGTTTAGGTGAAATACTTACAAAGTACGTTTGAAGCTAGGCGTGAGATACTTACAAAGTATGTTTGAAGCTGGCTTAGATGAAATACTTACAAAGTATGTTTGACGCTAGTTTAAGTGAAATTTTCATGCTGAGATGGTGGCTCTTGCGCTTACGTGGGTACTTATCAAGGAGTCCCGTGGCTTAGGTACTTACAAAGTATGTTTGAAGCTGGCGTAGATACTTACAAAGTATGTTTGACGCTAGTTTAAGTGAAATTTTCATGCTGAGATGGTCATATAGAGGAGAGGAAGAAAAGGAAACCCAGGGAGGTACAGGGCCCTGTATGGGCGAGTGAAACGAAGCCGGGGCGGCGTAGCGTAGCGAAGCCGGACATTAAATACCGAGCGAAGCGAGGTCGGTGTTTATGCTCTTAGTAGTTCGGTTTTAAATGCTCTTGGGGATTTTAAATTAATTTATATGGTTATATTAGTTATATGTGTTATATATATAAGTGTAGTTAGGACGTAGTTAAGGAGTTAAAAAATTATGGAGGGCGTTGAGATGAAATTTAGTGAGATGAATGAGAAAGAGTTAGAGAATTTGATGAGCGGAGACGGTATTGTTAAAGGTGGAAAGGGGAAAGGTAAAGGTAGGAAAGAAGAAATATTGGGAATGTTGAAGGAAGAAATTTTGAGTAATAAGGAAATAAGTGAAAGACTGGCTATAAGTAATAGAAATGTGAGTAGTATAAAGTGTTATTTGATGGATGACGGTTATAGATTTAGAGAGATGGGGGATAAGTTGGTTTTGTGGGGCGTAATAAGAGGAGGGGAAAAGATTGGAAATAGAGTTGAGATGGGGAAAAGTGGTAAGTTGGTGAGATTTAATTTTAAAGAAGGAAAGTTCGAGGACGAAATTAAAAAGATGTAAAGAAGTGAAGAAGTAAAGATAATAATGACTCTCAAGAGTAATTGAGAGTCATTATTGTTTTGTTTGGAGTTTTTGTTAATTGGAATGTTGTTACGGTGTTATTGTTCTTCGGTTCTTTATGCTCTGGTATATGGCGAAGCCGTGATGTGGAGCGAAGCGACACACTTGTTATGTTGTTGTGTGTTGTTGTGTGACGGAGCGAAGCGAAGCACTCTAGAGCGAAGCGATGATAGTGCTGGCCAGCTGTCTAGCCTGTGCATACAGTACTTCTGGCCAGCTAATATCGTTAACGCTAAGTAGAACGTTAGAGCGAAGCGATGATAGTGCTGGCCAGCTGTCTAGCTGGTGTATCAGTGTCATTAAAAGCTGGTATACAAATCACAGTAGTAGTTAATCTCTTTATAGTGCGTATCTAGTTGATCTGTCCAGTAGAGCTAGACTTACTCGGCGCTCTAGATATTCGTGGGTCTCAGTAAACAGTACGCCCAGCTGACTGACTGGTGTCTCAGCGCCCTAAATATTCGTGGGGTCTCAGTACCCTGTGTATTAGGGGCTCAGTGCCCTAAATATTCGTGGGTCTCAGTACGCCCAGTTGACTGGTGTCTCAGCGCTCTAGGTATTCGTGGGTCTCAGTAAACAGTATACCCAGTGTACTGGTGCTCTGGCGTAGTAGATTTAATGTATCTTGGAGTAGCTGGTCGGCACTGTAGCCAGTGGAGTTTTATGCAATTTCGACGTGGTGGGCTTTATTAGATTGTGTGTAAAAAGTTAGAGAAGAGCTATTTCCAATAATATCAACTACTTAGACCAATTAAGTGTTATTATTAGTGTGTTATATATTATTAAGTATAATTAGGCTCTAGTATAAAATATATAATAATAACATATACATACATATATTAAGTGTGTAAAAGGTGTAGAATATTCGGGCGACTTCGACTTTTACCGGCATGACTTGCGTTTTTAGGAGCTATATTGAAAAGACAACACACTTACACACTTACACATTTTCGCTGCTCTAATCGCCTGATTTTATTACATATTTTTTCAAAAGTCAATTTTGGAAAAAATACACACTTAAGACTGTCTAGTACTACTCAGTAGCACCTCCCCCAGACGTGGAAAAGTCACTTTTCCTCCTTTTAGCCTAATTTAGCCTAATTTTTTTTTCGTGGTGTGTAAAAATCTCGCTCTAATTTAAGGAGTACAGCCTTACCTCTCCCCATTTCTTATCCTCCTTCCCCCATTTCTTATCCTCCTTCCCCATTTCTTATCCTCCTTCCTCATTATTCTTTCTGGATAAGGTGATACTAAATGTACCAAATAGCCATAAAATAAATTAGTTAGAGCGAAAATACTTGTTTACTTTATAAAATAAATATGCTAATATATTTAGATACTTAAGAGCTTCCATAATAACTTACTGTCTAACTCTCTTTCAGGTAGTCAATCAATCTTAACCGGAGTCCTACAATGCACGTTCATCAGTCTAATCAATCACGCCTACCCGCCATACCTAAATTCCGAGTTGTCGAAGAGGATCCTACCCTCAAGTTTAGCTCTTTCTTACTGGATAAAGCACCCGAATACACTGATACTGTTAAGGGCCTCTATCGTTTGGGATGGAATGTCTCTGCTATCGCACGCTATTTGTCTCCAAAGTTCTTTAAGCCTGCTTCGCAAGTGAGGTACTTAGTAAAGACTATCATCGAGTCTGACCCTGCTATCCGCCCTCTCACCTTCTCTGAACTGATTCCTATCCTTCCTATTCACCTATTGGTAGACGGCACACCTAAGCAAGAGGCGGAGTTCCTATCCCAACTATCTAGTCTTGCAACACAACCACGAATTAAAGCTCCGCTTACCCGTTTCGATATTTATGTGATTAACCTTTTGGTCACGCTCTCCTGGAAAAAGCGAAACATAGCCGACCTATTCAAGGTGTCCTACGCCTTCATCTCGACCTCGACCTCGAATGTCTCTCCCTGGTCATATGTCGAAGTTCGAGAGTATCTACCCAAGTTATTCTCCATTCCTAACAGCGACTGCCCAGTCTTCTTAGACGACCTTCGAGCTCTGCAACAACAAGAGCGGCAACAACAAGAGCGGCAACAACAAGAGCGGCAACAACAAGAGCGGCAACAACAAGAGCGGCAACAAGAGCGGCAACAACAAGAGCGGCAACAAGAGCGGCAACAACAAGAACAAGAACAAGAACAAGAACAAGAAGAGGCCGCTAGCGATCCTGACAGACGACAACAGCAACGCCGACGCACTGAGTCTGCTATAACGTTGCAAGCTGTTAACTCATAATCTCTACTGGATAAAGGAAACTGCAATGACGACATCAGCATCCAATCCAGTGGAGCCCCTTCTGCATGTTAACGCGGACGTGCCAACTTTACTCAAGGTATTCAGTTCTTTATCGTCCCAGCCTAAAGCCTTCATAAACTGGACTCCTGAATGGGCCCCACAAAAGAATAAATGGCTGAAGAGGCCTACTCAGAATATATCTAACCCGTTTCTCCATCGTACGCTCAGTCAAGCTGCTACTACCTCTCCTATCCTTGGACTGGTATGCAATGATCTACATCCTGTTATTGCCATAGATATCGATGGTGCTTCCCTCTCTACTCCCTCTCTTAACCAGTTACTCACTCAGTATCCTACGTATGTTGAGGAATCTCCATCTGGCAAACCTAATCACTTACGCCTGTTGTACCAGCTACCATCCTTGGATGACAAGGCTCTCTTGCGGCGTAAAGGCACTGTTGTTCCTAAAGATCAGCCGGACGGCGCGACCTCCGCTATCGAGTTGTATAATGCTTCATCGAATTTTGTTACTCTCACTGGAAAAAGTTTGCCGGGCTACCCTCTCTTAATAAGCGCTATACCGGCTACTATCATCGCTGACCTATTTCCAGAGTTTGGTGTGACCCCTGTCATTGACATTAAGACGCGTACTAAAATTCAGCCACAACAGAATGCCTTATTAACTCCTGCTGTAGTCTGGATTAGAGAAGTACCGTGCTTAGAGTCAGATCCTGCCCTCATAGCCTTTATGGGTAAGCACTCTCTGATCTACCATGACTATTGGCTGTTAGGGCTAATGGCGATTCATGCAGCGTTTGGCTCTATCCAGGGATACCAGATAGCCGATGAGTGGTCTAAGTCGTCGGGTGACGCTTATGACCCTGCTGAGTTAGCTTCACGATGGGAATCGATTAGCGATCCAACGTATGAGCCACCTTCGTCTACTCTACCGTCAAGTCATGCTTCGATTACTGCGGGTACATATCAGTGGATGTTCAATGAGTTCTCAATTCAATGGCCAGTGCTGAATGCGAAGACTAAGATACCTAAGCCTGCTGAGCTTGAGAATTTTCAGGCGTTCTTGGCGTATAAGGGTCTTACTCCTGAGATTGACGTAATGACTGGTGTAATCTTTCTAGATGGCGCGCCGTACTCCCTTTACCCCACATACTATGAGTCAAAAGAAGCGTCATACGCAGTACACGCTGGTGATTTGGAAAGGCTAGCTGTCTTGTTGGTCTTGGAAGCTCAGCCCTATAAGTTTAGACCAACCGCTTCTCAAGTGTTCTCCTGGTTAAAGGACTTAGCTATAGCCAAGAAGAAAACTATTAACAGGTTTGCGCGAGAAGTAGCCACAGCCCCAGCTTACAACCCTGATACAGAACCCGACTACATACGTCTAATGGGCACAGAAATAATCCAACGTAATCCTGACTGCGAAGATCCTAACCAGGAGTTTCACAATCTGCTGGTACGCAAGTGGCTGTTGTCACTAGGAAGAAACCTCTGGCCAGAGTTAACTCAGAAAAATCCAACTGCCCTTACAGCTACAAGTGAAGGCGTCTTGATACTATCATCCCCTCTGGGTGGTATTAACAAGTCATCCTTTGGAGTTCGTCTGTTCCCCAAAGAGTGGCAGCATCTGCATGTGTCTACCAAACCCCGATTATCAGGTCAGTTTGCAGATAAAGATAGCTTACAGAAGACCATTGGCAAACTTGTAGTAGACTTTGATGAGGCCGAGCGAATCTTTTCATCGAATGACGTAGCTGACCTCAAAGCGTATCTCACTGAGCGGTACGATATGTTCAGGCCTCCCTATGGTCGTGACGTTCAACAGCATACCCGGTTCTTCTCATGCATGGCCTCTACAAACATAGAGACGTTAACTCTACCGAGGGAAGGCGCTCGAAGGTACTGGTGGCTCAATGTGTCTTATGTCGATACGTATGCAATGGATAAGATGGATATGTATGGTCTATGGCGGCAGATCCTACATGAGTTAAAGTTACACACTGGAAAGAGGGCTCCGTATATCCTGACTTCTGCCGAGTCTAAGTATTTAGAATCCTATCTGGTTAAACATACAACAACTAATGGAGCTGAAGAGTTATTGAATGACGTGTACGATTTCTCTGAAGAGGGATTTCAGTCTTATACACGTTTAGGTCGGTTGTCAAACATCAATGCTAATTCTGTGAGCATAACAGAGATTTGTAATACTGTTATGTCTCATGCTTCAGGTAGAATACCCGGCCCTAAAGTTATAAAGCATGCTGTAATTGCTCTGCTTAAGAGACACGCGCCTGATATTCGTACCAGTAGAGCGTCTATTAAACATGGGTACGCCCGGATCCACAATCAGGACAGATACTTTATGCCAGACTTGCGGAATGACGCGCTTAAACGGGCCGCCGACGAGGACCTCCAATAGGCACTATCATCGTCTGGC